CTGGTATTAAGCAATTTACTGCACCTTTCTGGGGCGCATTTGATGGCTGGGATATCAAGAAGCCCGATCCGGTTTATAATGCCGGCATGGCAACAACTTCAACAGAGCAGAATGATTATATTTATCATACTTGGAAGCGCGCTATCGAGACGGTCGCAGATCCTGAACAGATTGATATGAACTTGTTGGCTGCTCCTGGATTGACGCTAGATAGTTTGACAGCCGATATGGTGGAATTATGTGAAGACCGCGGAGACGCGATGGCTCTTGTCGACCTTGCAAATGTCTATATTCCTCCTGCTGAGGCTTATTATGCTAGCAAGACTTCCCGAATTGCAACCACTCCGACTAATGCGGCAAATGACCTTCGCAATCGTTACTTGGATTCGAGCTATGGCGCCACCTTCTACCCATGGGTGCAGACTCGCGACGAGCAGAGTGGTAGGCTATTGTGGTTACCTCCCAGTGTGGCGATGATGGGTGTGCTAGCATCTTCCGAGAAGGCCTCGCACCTTTGGTTTGCCCCCGCAGGCTTTAACCGCGGTGGTCTGAGTGACGGCGCTGCAGGAATTCCGATTACCGGCATTACTGAGCGTCTTACCTCAAAAGACAGAGACACTCTTTATGAGGCTCGAATCAATCCTATTGCTTCTTTCCCCTCTACTGGAATTGTCGTCTTTGGTCAAAAAACACTCCAGGAGCGTCAAAGCGCATTGGATAGGATTAACGTTCGAAGATTGGTCATCTATTTGAAGAAGCAAATCTCTATCCTTTCTACTCAAGTGCTTTTCGAGCAAAATGTGCAAGCCACATGGAATCGCTTTAAATCACTGGTGGAGCCTTTCTTGGCAAATGTGAAGACACAGTTTGGTATCACTGATTATAAATTAATTCTTGATGACAGCACTACTACCCCCGATTTGATCGATCAGAACATCATGTATGCTAAGATTATGGTCAAGCCGGCAAGAGCTATTGAGTTTATTGCAATTGATTTTGTAATCGCATCTACCGGTGCTTCGTTCGATGACTAAAATATGTGGGGGATTTTCCCCACTACACTATTTAATTTAGAATACATATAGGAGTTTCAAATTATGCCTTTCTGGTCAACAAATTTCGGAGAAAATGCCGAATTAAAAGATCCCAAGAGAAAATTTAGATTTACGGTCGAATTTCAGGGAATTCAATCACCGCAGGGAGGAGCCATCCTTTGGTATGCAAAGACAGTGAGCAAGCCTTCCTTTCAAATTAATGCTTCTGAGCACAAGTATTTGAATCACACCTTTTGGTATCCTGGTTCGGTATCTTGGCAAGATGTTGCACTTACGTTGGTGGATCCGGTTGAGCCAGATATGGCTGCAACTCTTTCTGATATTGTGGTACAATCAGGTTATTCGCCCCCTACAGATGCGAATTCTTTAACTACTATGTCTAAAGCTAAGTCGGCTGGCGCCCTGGGCACAGTTATTATTACTCAGATCGATTCCAATGGAAAGCCTCTTGAAACATGGACATTGTGGAACGCGTGGATGACAGAAGTTAAGTATGGCGATCTAGGATATGGCGAGGATGATTTGACCGAAATGAGCGTCACGCTTAAATATGATTGGGCGCGCGTAGAGACCGTTAATGGTTCCGTTGCGGTTGCTGGTGCAGGTGGAACTGAATTCTTCGGTGTATAAAAAAGACATAATAAAAAACGAGGTGTATATTGTCGAGAAATAAGAATCGTACAGGCGCGACAATGCCTGACGCCGGCCCCCCTCCGGATATTTATCAGGGGAATGCGGAATCTGATTTTTCCTTTATTGTTCCAACTGAATTTGTGGAGCTTCCGTCGAAGGGAAAGTTTTATGCCGCGGAACACCCTCTTCATGGTCAAGATACCATTGAACTTAAGCAGATGACAGCTAAACATGAAGATATGCTCACATCGCGAACGCTTATTAAGAAGGGCGTTGTGCTTGATCGCGTTATTCAAAGCTTAATTGTAGATCGACGCATTGATGCACAGAGCTTGCTAACTGGCGATCGTAACGCTATTTTGATTGCGGCACGTGTTTCAGCTTATGGCAATATTTACACCACTCAAGTAGGTTGCCCAGCATGTTCTACCAAACAAGAATATTCGTTTGATCTTAATGACGCTGACGTATATGAGAGCAATATTGAAGAAGGAGAATACTTGGTAGATAACGGAAATGGAACATTTACCACCACTCTTCCTCGCACGCAAGTATCGGTAATATTTAAAATATTGACTGGTTATGACGAAAAACGTTTTTCAGATAAATATTTAGGCAAGAAAAGCAAAGACGATCAAATAGTTACTGATTATTTACGTAGTATTTTAGTTCAAGTTAACGACCACACTTCCAAGGAAGCAATAGAATATGTAGTGCAGAATATTCCCTCCGCTGATGCTCGCTTTCTACGTTCAATCTCCCGCGCCGCGACTCCTAACATTGACTTAACACAACATTTTGAGTGTGAGCAGTGTGATTTTGAAGGAGACATGGAGGTTCCGCTTAACGCGGACTTTTTTTGGCCTGACCGATGAATATATGGAGAACGTATATGAGGCGTTCTTCTTTTTAAAGTATGCTGGAGGATGGTCATTTAGCGAGGCTTATAATTTGCCTATTGGCTTGCGCAAGTGGTTTGTTGAAAGGCTTGTGCGCCAATTAGAAACCGAAAGAGACGCTATAGACAAAGCGTCATCGGGGAGTGGCAGATCGCAGGAACTTACTTCGCAAAATCAGCCTCATATGTCGCCCCAATTAGCGCAAAGATTCGGCGCCTCTAAGTCAGGATGAACTTCTCTGACTTTTTTTTTATAAAACTATTTAGAACAGTAGGGGTATAATATTAATTTATGGCTGAATTTGACGACATAAAAAGAGCATTTAAAGAAGCACTACAAGAAAGTGGTATGGCAGATAACCGCGGCCGCGACCCAGCAGCCTCTCCTGGGCGCGATATACCCGAACGAATGGCCCCTGCAGCTGCTGAGGCAGCTCATAAGAGACGCATGGAGCAATTAGCAGCTGAGGAAAAAGCGCTCGGTAAATTAAATATCCTTGCAGCTAATCGTGATGCCAAGAAAGAAATTGCAATTGAAAAAGAAGAATCTCTTCTAGAGTTACAGCGCGCCAAAGCTGAGATCACGGAAGAAGAATATATTACCCAGAAAAAACAACTCGCGGTTCGAAAACAAGCGATAGTTGCTGCACGAAAAGCTAGAAATCTTCTTTTTGAGATGAGTAAATCTCTAGGTGAAAGCGCCAATGTTTTCGGCAAACATCCTATGTTTAACACAGCCAACTTTATTAAATTGGGCAAGGCGATGAAGGATGCTAAGGGCGGCATTTTATCTATGTTGGGTGGCGGCATAATGGGTATTTTGACTGCGTTTGTGGATGGCATCATCAACCTTCTTTTTGCGATAGACGAAGCAGAGAGCAAGTTTAAAAAAGCCACCGGCGCCTCACAAAAATTTGCCGTTGAAATGACTCGTGGCTGGGATGCAACAAAAAAATATGGAGTAACTTTAGATCAGTATTCAGAAGCGCAAACTGCTGCTTATAACACCATTACTGATTTTACTACAAAAGGTTTGGCGCCATTTCGACAAGAAATGGTAAGCACCATTGGTATTTTAAAGAAGTTTGGTGTAGCCGAAAGCGCTTCCGCACAAGCCATGCAGCATTCTATTAAGATTTTTGGAGAATCGGGCCCACAAGCCCAAAAAACAGCCATCCAGCTCACATCTTTTGCGCGCGAAGTGGGCTTAAATGCCGGGGAGCTTGTGGGCAAGTTTGGCGAGATGGCTCCGAGACTAGCAAAATTAGGCGCCGCCGGCGAAAAAACATTTAAAGATTTAGCGAGAGTTCAAAAGATAACTGGCTTTGAAATGGGCAAGCTTCTCCAGATGACTGATAAATTTGATACTTTTGAAGGAGCTGCGAAGCAGGCAGGAATGCTAAACGCGGCAATTGGCACGAATGCCGTAAATGCAATGGATTTGCTCACCGATACAGATCCTGTGAGTCGTTTTGAGCAAATACGAAGCGCTATTTTAGATACGGGGATGACATTCGATAGTATGTCTTATTACCAGCGTAAGTTCTATGCAGACGCCGCGGGCTTAGGCGATGTGAGCGATCTGGCGCTGCTGATGAGTGGTAATATGGAACTTATGGGGGATATGGGTCAAAAGACCACAGATGACTATGAAGAGATGGCGAAGAAGGCTCTTCAAAATCAAACAGTTCAAGAGCGCCTGCAAGCAATCCTAGCTGAGTTTATTCCGATTTTAGAGCCGCTACTTAGGAGGATTCAAGATTGGCTTACCGAGTTTGAAAATGACTCAGGGCCCATTTATGACTTTGTTGAGTTCATGAAGAAGGATTTTATTAAGATGTTGGAGAGTATTCCAGACCATCTAGCAACTATATGGTCATGGACAAAAAAAATTGCCATTGGCTATGTGATACTAAAAGTAGCCATGGCAGTATTTACTGGAATAATGCAGGGATATATCCTTACTCTTCGAATGAAAACTGCGGCTGAATCATTATCAACCAAAATCAACTTACGTTCACTAATGGCAATGAAGCGCGCCATTCCTCTTTGGCTAGCTTTCGGAGCGGCGATGCTGATGGTCGGCGTCGGGATTTATTTTGCGGCTAGTGGTTTTGCTAAGTTCATTGCGGCATGGAAAGGTATGACTTGGGATGAGATGGCAGTCGCCACAGTGACTCTTGTAGCGTTTGGTTTTGCAATATTTAAATTTAGTATGTGGCTAATGGCGTCTGGAAAGGCGGCTCTGGCAGCATGGAAAGGCATGGCAATCTTAGCAGGGGTAACGCTGGTGATCGGCATAGCTGTTGCACTCGCCGCTACTGCTCTGGCAAAAATGGCGAGTTCGCTGGCAGTTCTTGTTAGCGAACTCAAGCAAGCAGGAAGTTCAGCAGTAGGGGTTCTCTCCTTGGCATATGCAATTCAAATCTTGTCATCGGCTATGTGGTCATTGCGGCTTTCGATGGTGGGCAATCTGATGGGTAGAATTGCAGCAGCATTCCAGCGAACGGAAGAGGGCGTAGATACTTTAACTCCCAAGCTTAAGCCTTTTCAGGCGCTGTTGGAGGCTATTTCTAAAATTTCTGCTTTAGATGAGGTAGCCACCGGTTTTGGCAAAATTGCTGCTAATATAAATGGCATTAATCTTAAAAATGTTCAAGAATTGACGCAGCTAATGACCGCGGCTCAAGCAGCTCAATTGGCAGCTAAAACAGCAGGTTTTTCAGCGAAGGCTCCCACCGCCGGCGGCGGCGGAGGAAGAGATGTCATCAGAGATCGAAGTTCTACCCCTGCACAGCCAGCTAAATATGATCTTACCGTCAACTTAATGATGGATAGTGACAAATTTGGAAAGAAGGTAGTAGAGATTGTTGGTAAAAAAGTTAAGGAAATTGCACTGCAAAATCAATAGGAGTTTTTTAAATGTCTTTTAATTCATCAAAATATAACAAGAACAATCGACCCGGATCGGTAGGAACTGTAGACGAGACAAAAACAGTAGACGAAAGAACAGGGCAAGAAACCGTTCACCCGGCGCAAAAACATCGCATTTCAAACTACATGCCTCATTATGTAGATTTTACAGATGCCTACGCCAATGCGGGCAAAGTTATTCGAGTCGAGCACGTGCCATCCGGCGATAAAACTGCGTTTAAAGCTTTTATCACTTCTTTTAATGAAACTTACAATAGTAGCTGGAATGAGGAGAACGTATACGGAAGAGCAGACCCTATCGTTATGTTTAAAAATACCCAACGTAGTATTACATTGGCATTTAAAGTGCCGGCAGCTACGGAGAGTGAAGCTTTTGAAAACTTAGGAAAAATTCAAAAATTAGCCCAATATCTATACCCCTACTATGACAATACCTCCGATGCCTCAACTATCACCCAGAGCCCCTTGGTTCGCATTCAGTTGATGAACCTGATCGCCAATCAAGCTAAGTGGGCGAAGGGCATTAAGGCTGACCCCGATGGTAACGTCAATCCCCGCCCGACGGGACAATATGGAATGACATTTCAGGAGATGGATAATACCTATGGCTCAGCCCCGAAATATGAGGCGACAGGACATAGTGAGGGTTTGCTAGGTATAATTACTAATTTAACGTTCGCTCATAATTTGGAGACGGAAGCAGGAGTATTAGAAATGGGAGACAATATTTTACCTAAAGTGATTGAGGTTAATATGGATTTTAGACCGCTTCATGAAACTCCCCTTGGATGGGTCTCTCAAACAGGCGGAAAAGTCAAGTTCAGATCCCAAGCTTGGCCTTATGGTATCGATACGACAAATACCCCCGAACTCGCAACTGACAATCTTCAAGATTTGATATCCCAGAATGCCAAAAGATTAAGCCTTGATCCCGCGCAATCGGGCTCTCTTTTGTATCAGCAGAATCAACAGGAAGAGTTTGAATCTATTGCTCAGCAGACAGTGGAAAATGCCCAAGCTCGTTATGCGGGAGCTTTGGGGAGCTTGCGCAGTAAGCTCGATTCCCGACGCATAGAGAAAGGCTTTTCTGATCGAGCGATCGCAAGCGGTAGAGCTGCCGATATCAGCACTCTTTATCAGGTTAACGCTATTTACGAGAATAATCCTGGTATAGACATGACGACAGCAGACGACGGTCAGTATATTGCAAACTTGCACGGTAATATTAGTGCTGCATCTTTTATAGGAGACGATTGAGATGTCACGTTATAACGATGATGGCGAAGGGGGCATGGTAAATGATTCGGAGTATTATGCTCCACTTAGACGCCGCCGCGGCGTTAAGAGGATTATTCATTACCCTACACCTATTTTATATAATCCTACGGTGGCTGATCGCGCCTCTATAGCAACCTCTACGCATGTTTGGGTGTATGGTGATCGCTTCTATAAGTTAGCAGATCAGTATTATGCAGATGCACGATACTGGTGGGCTATTGCCTGGTATAATGGGGCCCCCACAGAAGTAGATATTTCTTTAGGCACGGTAATAGAAATTCCCTTAAGATTAGAAGATCTATTAGATGTATTAGGAGTATAGTTTAAATATGAGCGTAACTGCCGATCTTGAAGCCTCCAATAAAGCTAAAGAAGAGGCTATTGAAAATATCAAAAGCAAATTTAAACCAGCAATGCTGGAGGTGTATGCCATTAGCGTTGAGTTGGCGTCAGCACTATCTGATTACAAAGGCAACATTCTGGATATTGCTGATAACATGCCGGGCAATAATGGTAATACTTACCCTGAAGCTCATGCCGGGCGATTAGAAGGGGCACGTGCCGGATTGAATGCTATGGTTACCGACCTTCACGCTAAGCTTTCGGAGTTAGTGACAGAAACAACAGATCCGGGTACCGCGGCAGGCACCAGGATGAGGTATAACACCTTAGCATCAGCGGATCAGCTTAATGCTATTACATCCGACACAGATTGGTCAGACGGGCCCGACGGAAAAACCCCAGGGTATTCGAGTCTTTTTAACTATACAACAGGCAAGCTAGACGATCTCACGCGTGAATTAGCGCTTCCCGATGTCGGCATAAAGGGCCCGAAGGGTAAGGGGGGCATGATTTTAACTGACACATCTAAGCCGGCCCCCAAATTGGAAGACGATCCGTCAAAAATCGGATTCTACGGAAGCCACATATTTGATGATCCTAAAGCATCCGGCGCCGATTTGGCGCCAGAAAATATTAATAAACAGATTGTATGGAGTTATAAAGGCTACTATAAACCCGGAGCAAAATCCGGCGAGGAAATTTCGACTCCAATGTCAAAAACGATCCAGCCCGGTGGAGGATCCGGCGCTAGCGCCTATGGTTGGAAAAAAGTTAAAGATGTCGCAACCGGCAAATCGAGCAGCAAAGGAAACGGCAAGATCTGCCCCGCTAGTGATTACCCTAAGCATTATGCGGCAGTCAAAGGCGATATGTATAGCATTGAGACAGCTGGTGGCCGCGACAATAGTACTCTTCTTAAAGAAAAGGGTTATAATTCCGCTGAGCGAAACCTCCTGCGCGCCCGTCATGGCGACTTCGTGTCGGCGACAGATTATGCTACAGATCCATCGGATGCTGTGTATTTGAGCAGCTACGTCGCCGCAGTTCGACAGAAATGCAAAGGCGAGGGCAAGACCGGATCTCCATGGAAGGCAATGAATCTGCTAGCGAGAAAAGAATATTCGGGTATAAATTGGGGAGGCGGCGCCGGCTACGTTCTGCAGAATGAAGATGGCAGCACTAAAAGAGTGTCTGCTTTTTGGCAAACTTGCGCAATGGGTCCTTATTTTAATGGAAGTTATGCATGGCCCAGTGCCATGGAAGCTATCATGCTTAACTCGGGTATGGCGCCTTATGCCGAACATGTTCCCTCTCTTTATCTAGAGGGTGCCGAGCCCAAGCCCTACTCATTTACAGGCATTTTAAGATCGGAGCCGGGATATGGCAATGTAAATAGTTATATTAGCAAGTATATCTCTGCCAGCGGCTCATGGTGGCTAACGCATTGGCAGCCGAGAATTAAGCTTTTAATGGAGCTTTTTCTTAAGATGAGGTTTCAAGTGTGGTCCATTCTATGGCTGGAGCTTCAACTAGATCTAGCGGTTGCTTTAAGCGATCGCGAAGCAGCCGAGCTTCTTGAAGTGGCTGGTCTTTCTGATGAGGATAGAAAACTGGCAGAAGACACTCTCTCTATAAATGAGAAGATTCGCAATGGCGATTTAGAGATCGGATCGACGGGATTCAATAAAAAAATGATCTTTAAAGAACAATGCTTCCTTTTGGCTCATCTTTTCCCGATATCGCGCCAGCGCCCCACCGTGTTGACTAGACTTTGTGATGATACCGTCGAAGCCGCGGATGCTTCGGAAAATAGCCTCATCCAGCTCAATAGCGCCGAATCCTATGGCTTCCTCAATAAGCTCGTAAAATCAGCCGACACATCTACTTTGGCAAATATTACGGAGGCAGAGCTGTCAGCACTACAGCCTTCTATCCGCTTGTATAAAGCAGGTGTTACTGCCAAGGGCACAAGGTATGTTCACCCTATGGAGTTTAACAACAATGATGAAAAATTTGGAATAAAACAACTTCTTAAAGATAAAAAATCAAGAGGATTTGGTGCAGGAATTCAAAGCTTTAATTTTACTTATGATGGCTCTAACCCTTTCGCAGCAAAGAAAAGTATTAAAGCAACTTTAAAGATTTTTGCGAATAATTTCGATGAATTGATAAAAGAGCGCTCGATAAAAAGAACCACCGCATCGACGAAAACCAAAACACATACCTTTAAATATAGCTTTGTAGATCTGGCGCTTAAAACGTCTAACACTGACACAATGCGCCTTCAGTATCAACGAGGCAAAAGATGTGGTCGCTCAGCTCGCGAAGACAATTTAAATAAATTAAATTTCCAAATGAGAGCGGTGATAGGATATGCATTCCCCAAGAAAGGCAAGAAGTATATGAAAGGATTGAGCAGCTCCATAAAAGATGCGATATATAACTCTTATGTAACCTTGACCCTAACTCCCACAGTGCATGATTTTGAATTTAACGAACAGGGTCAAGTCATCATGACTATTCAATATTTAGCATATATTGATGATTTTTATGATCAGAAAGCTTACAATATTTTAAATCCGCCACAAGGATACATGTCAGTCCATCGAATGATCCGTGAAATGGCGACTGCCGATGCAGCTCTGAGGTGTGATAAAACCTTCAATGCGCAGTCAAAATTTGGAGATGAAATCCAAAAAGAAAAAGCAGTTGCCCTGGCATGGCACACGAATAAACTGATCGAGCAAGACAAAATTTTTTATATTCAA